TAGCGTCTGCGGACATAGTCGCTCGGCGCCATCGGCAGGTTGATCTGCGGATTGGGGATGGCGCTGGGCGACAGGCTAAAGACCGCCGCGAGCTGCGCCTTCCACGTGTGGCCACAATCGGTGTTGAGGCAGATCAGGTACAGATCCTTCACCGTCTCGTTGACCCATTCAGACGTGCGGATCGTAGCTGGCGCATTGCAGTGCGGGCATTGCACGAACCCCTTGCGCATGCGCGTGGTCAGCCCTTCCCCCTCGCGATCTCTCACCGGATGGCCTCCCTGATGATCAGGCGCGCCTCAGCGCGCATGGCGATGGCGTTGGCGATGATGTCGTCGCATTCGCGCTCGATGCGCTCGGCGTCCGTGCGGCAGATGATGCCGTCGGCGGTGGTCTCGACGATCGCCTGGGCGAGGTCGCTGTTTTCCTTGCTCTGCTGCGCAAACAGCACCAGCAAATCCTTGCCCGTGGCCGTGATCGTGGGGGTTCGCACCAGCTCATAGCCCAGCTGCCGGGCGCGGGTGGCCAGCACATGGGGATGACCCGGAAGACCCACCGTCTCATGCTCGAGCGCCGCAACCTCATCGACGCGCAGGAAGCTTTCGGTGTGGGGGTTGATGCAGTCGCTGATACGCTGCTGGCGGGTACCAAGGCGCGAGGCGGCGGCTTCCTGCCCACCAAATGCGCGCACCAGGGCACGACAAGCGGTCTTCAATTCCTGCTGATCGGGGGGCAGCACGATGTCGCGGCGATCCGTCATGCGGCCTCTCCGGTGCGATCGAAGGATTTACCGGCTGACGCAGCTCGCAGGATGGTGGCAGACCAGGTCTTGCCGGAACGGTGGGCAGGGGTGACCACCGAGAGGCGCTGCCGGGGGGCGGACGATGATCGGGCAGCAGAAGCCTGACCCAGCGCAAAGGCGCTGGCGACAAAAGTGGCCGTGCGGGCAGGTTCTGTCTGAAGGGGACCAGCCCCTTCCCGCACGGCCACCGGTTCGCAGAGCCAGGTTTCATCTTCCAGCGGATCGGGAAGCGCAAAGCCACGCTGGAACATGGGGCCGGTCTGCGAGCGGCCAATCTGAATGGGGGATGTGGCGGTCACCGGCGTGCACCCGCCGTCATACGCTGGGGCGTGCCCAGATCGATGCCGCAGAAGCGATCGCGCAGCGGCGCTTCGAGCGAGTCCTCGATCAGGTCAATCGCCGGGTCGAAGGGGGGACGCGGGTAGATGTCTGGCCGCAGATCATGCCGGGACACGCCACAGAGGCGCTCCGCGATCAGCACATATTCCGCAGGCAACTGCCGCGATTGGTTGAGCCAGCGCCAAACTGTCGGCTGAGTGGTGCCGACCAGGCGAGCGAATTTCGATTGCCCGCCTGCCCGATCGACGGCGGCATGGAGGGCTTCGAGGCGGGTGGGGTTCGTTTCCATACGCATAGAACTATGCGTTTCCGTATAGACCTGTCAACAGCAAAAATCATCGCGCCAGCTATACGCATGCGAATTAGACACTGAGCTGTGTCCACAAGCTCTCGAATCGATCACGTGAGATTTCGCGATAGGCTTGCCGAGAAAGGCTTAAGCCAATCGGCGCTCGCCCGTAAAATCGGGGTTTCTCAAGCGACTATAGCTAGGCTCGCGCTCGGCACTGCGTTCGGATCAACTCACATCCATCGCATCGCGCGTGAGCTGGGAACGACAGCCGAGTGGCTGACCGGCGAAACAGACGATCCCAGCGAAGGCGCGCTTCCGATCCCGACATCGGAGGATATCGCCCACCAGGTTGGCGGGGTTCGCATCAAGGAAATCGATCTCGATTACGGGATGGGCGCGACGTGGATCGACGGCGTTCCGGTGACCGAGATCGAACGGGTCTTCCCTGCCGACTGGCTGGTGCAATTCACCCGCGCCTCACCGCAGCATCTGTTCTTCGCGCATGGCGCAGGCGATTCGATGATGCCGACGATTCTCGATCGCGACATCGTGCTTATCGACACCACCCAGCAGACGCTCAACATGGCCGATCGGATATGGGCTGTGGCATTCGGCGGGGCCGGAATGATCAAGCGCCTGCGGCCGCAGCCGGATGGCGGCGTGCGCCTGATGAGCGATAACCCCTCGATCCGCGATGAGGTTGCCTATGACGGCGAGCTGTCGATCATCGGGCGCGTGGTGGCCGTGATGAGGAAGGTTTGAGCCGTGGCGGGCGTCATCGGGCCATTGCTTGGTGTCGTGTCCTTCGCGCTGTTGCTTTGGGGACTCATCGGCCTTGCTGTGCCGCGTCGAATTGGGTTTCCGTCACGCTGGTGGGCTGCTTTCACCATGTCGACATTTCTCCCTGCCCTCACCCTTGCAGTGGCTATCGATCCCGCGGCCCGCGATGGCTCGCCGCCTGGTGACCGCGCCGAAACGTCTGATCTGCTGATGATGATTGCGGTTTGGCTGGTCATCGTCGGATTTGGAGCGATGGTTCGGCTCGTCGCGCGCAAAACCTTTCCCGAAAAGCGGGAGCCAGTAGGGTCTAACCCTCCGCACGGAACTCTGCTTTCAAACGAAAGTGTCAAGCCTGACCGGACGCCCGAAGAGGTTGACCATGCGCGACGTACCGCACAGGCAGAAGCGCGACGGCGGGAGGCGGCGCTAAGCGATGGCTATATCACCCCGTCACCGCAGCCCAAGGCCGTGGTCTATCACCCGCCGCGCAGCAGCTCGGGCCTGGCTCGGCCCCACAAGAAATCAGGCAAGATGGCGCGCTTTGTCTATGTCGATGCCGACGGGGTGGTAACAGACCGTGAAATCGTGAATTGGCGCATCGTTGGCCCGTATATCAGCGGCTATTGCACGATGCGGAAAGCGAGCCGCGATTTCAGAATCGATCGCGTCGATGAATGGATCGACTACAAATGATCAGCCCGCACTCTCCAGCTTGATCGCCGTCACCAGCCCCCCTGCCCCGAAGCGCGTGGTCACCTCGCCGACCAGCCATTTCATGCCGTCAATCTCGCTGTCCCAGCCCTGCAGCTGCACGGGCATGCTGGGGGTGATCGCCGGATCCCCGAAAGCAAGGTCATAGGTGAAGCTGTAGGCGGTGCGCTTCGCCTTGTCGGCTGCGGATTTCGCGGCCTTTTCCGCATCGGCCTTGCTGGCATAGACCTTCTTGAGCTTTTTCGGCTTGCTGCCGCCGGTGGTGACGGTCTTGCGCCGTCCCGCATCCTGATCGTGATATTCGGCGCTGATGCCATCGGCACCGGTGCGCTCTTCGTGCCGGAAGGTCCAATTCCAGCCATCGACCTTGGTCAGGCGCAGGGTGGGCAGCGCCTTGCCGCTCGGTGTGGTGCTGGAGCCCAGCGGCATGAATATGAGCGTGCCCGCCTTGACGGTGGCGACGGCATCGTAGCGGCGGCCGAGATCGCGGACGAAGGCCATGTCGCTCTTGCCTGCCTGCTCGATCGCCTTGATCGGGATTGCCGCCAGTTCGCCGGTGATGCGTGAGGAAAAGCCGTTCTCGCCGGCGATGGCCTGGATGATCGCGCCGAGGGTGGTATCGACCCAGCTCCTGGTGCGGCGGGTGCGGTAATCGCCGGTAAGATCGGCAGAGCGGGCGCGGATGGTGATGATGTCGGGCGGGCCGCTGCGCTCCACCTCATCGACCCGGAAGCTGCCCTTGTCGACCATACCGGGCAGCACATCGTCGCCGGTTTCCCAGCCCAGCGCCAGCTTCAGCACCGCGCCGACCTTGGGCGGGGCAAGCTGGCCATCGTGATTGTGGATGGTGAGATCGAGCGTGTCAGCCTCATCGCCGCGCTTTTCGGTCAGGGTCAGGTCGATGATACGCGGGTTGATGCGGCTCGATAGGTCAACGCCGTTGTCGAGCACCAGGCGGCAGGCGGCCTTGTTCGCAGTCATCGATCAGCCCCCTGGCCGCGCACTGACCATCTTCCCGAGCCCAGCAACATGCTCAGTCCTGCCGATCGAGGTCGATGGCAAACTCGGTGCGGCGGGCGATGCCGCCACCGATGATCGATGTGCCCTTGAGATCGATATTGACGATGCGATAGCTGCCCCAGATCTGGCCCGCGCCATCCAGCAGCGGCCAGTTGTCGCCGGTGCTGGCCATATCTACCAGCTTATCGATGGCGCTGAAGCTGCCCGCGATCTCGG